CGGCAGTAGGGCCCATACGGTAAGGCCCAAGAAGAAAAAGGCCCTCCGGTTCTTTAAGGGAGGCCCTGTGTTTACGAAACGGTCCCGGATTCCGGCCCAGGCAGGGAAGCCCTTCTTCAAGCATTCCTACGACTATGTGGAACCCCAGCTGCTCCGTGATGTGAAGAAAGCGGTACAGGAGCCATGAAGAGATTACCCAATAACGCAGTGCATAAGGCCCTGGTGGCCTTTCTCAGGAACCATACGGGACTGGCCGTCTATGACTATGTGCCCCAGGAAGCGGTGCTGCCGTTCATTACCCTGGGGACCATGACGGTCCAGGACAAGTCCACCAAGACCGATGACATGACCCACCTTTCGGCTCATATCCACATTTACAGCAACTATAAGGGCCGGTATGAAATCAACAACCTGGCGGAGAAATTGATCAACCTGTTCGGAATGGAGCAGCTTGATCTTTCTCCAGAAGAGTTCTACGTAAATGCCCAGGGGGTGGATTTCTATGAAACCTACCCGGAGGATGAGACCGGCTACAGCGGGGTGATCACCCTGGAAGTCCTCATCCAGAACATCCATAAGGAGGAATAATATGGCAACGACAACGTTTCCCAGCCGGAGTGAAGCCTCCAACACGGCCACTGCTGGCAAGGACTATCTGATCTATTTAAATGCAGGAGAATCCGACACCAATCCCACCTGGCTGCTCTTAGGGGGCCAGCGGAGCGGTGACTTGACGAGACAGGCGGACGAAATCGACGCCAGCAGCAAAACGTCCAGTGGGTGGAAATCCACCATTCCCGGCCTGCGGAATTGGTCCCTGGACCTGGAATCCGTGTATCTGGCAGGCGACAAGGGAGCAAAATTCCTGGAAGCCTCTTTCTTTGCAGGAAAGCAGGTCCACATTAAATTTGAGTACCCGGACAAAAGTTATGTGACTGGCTGGGGTTCTGTGACGGAATGCAGTCTGTCCACTCCTCATGATGATGTGGCCACTCTCTCTGGGACCATTTCTGGTGATGGCCCTTTAAGTGAACTGAAGAGTGCGGACGGTACGGTTGTCCCCAACGGCAAATAGGAGGAATAGGAAACCATGAAGAAAATCGAATTTGAAGTCTTTGGTCCTGGCCAGTACCTGTATTTTGACATCGGCCGACTGATCCAGGTAGAGAACCTGACAGGCAAAAGTGCTGGGGACATTATCCGGAACCAAGAACTAAACTTGGGAATCCTGACGGCTCTTCTGTCCATCGGTCTCCGGCAGCACGGCATCAAAAATCCCCAGTGGTACGCCAACAAGATGCAGGAACTCATTGACGAAGGTCACGAGATGGAAGAATTTGTCCAGCCGGTGGTGAAGGCCATTGCCGGGTCCGGCATCTTGGGGAAAGAAGTGTATTATGCCATCTTCCCAGAAGAAGAACCGGCAGGCAAGAGTAAAACGAAACCAAAAAACTGACGGCGGGACAACAGGAAGTCCCGTCTTTCAATGAATGGCTGCGGTGGGCGGAAGAAGTGGCCTATGGATGGCTGCATCTTCTGCCGGTCCAGTTCTATGCCCTGACTCCCATGGAACTGGACCGGATGGCCGAGTGCCGGGCCAGGGCAGACGAACGGAAGAAATGGGAGACCGCCTATTGGGTGGCCTGCCTTATGAGCGTCCATACCCGGAAACCGGTGCGGACGGAGAAGCTGATGAAACCCTTCCTGCCGAAAAAGACAAGCAGTGAAATAGTAGCCGAGCGGAATGCCTTCTTCGAGGAATTCAGACGGAAAGGAGATGAGGGACATGGCGACCATCGCTGACCTTCTGGTAAAGATCGGGGCGGATACCTCCGACCTCCGGAAAGAACTGAATGCCACCAAACGGCAGATCAAGTCCGCCTTTGGGAGCGAGGCTTTGGACGTGTCCAAGAAATCCCTGGCCGTCTTAGGAGGCATCGGGGCCGGTCTGGCTGCCCTGGGAGTGGCATCTGTGAAAGCCGGGGCCAGTCTCCAGAGCACCAAGACCGCCTTCACCAATATGCTGGGGAGCGCGGAAAAAGCCCAGGACTTTCTGGGGAAGATGCAGGACTTTGCGGCTAAGACCCCTTTTGAATTCAGCCAAGTGTCCCAGGCGGCCCAGAAGTTCATTGCTTTCGGCTTTTCAGCAGAACAGGTCATTCCCACCCTGACAGCGGTAGGAGATGCGGCAGCTGGCGTTGGCCTTGGGGCGGAAGGCATCAACCGGATCACCCTGGCCCTGGGCCAGATGGCCGCCAAGTCCAAGGTCCAGGCCGGTGAAATGATGCAGCTGACCGAAACCGGGATACCGGCCTGGAAAATGCTGGCAGACCAGATTGGGGTGTCCGTGCCGGAAGCCATGAGCATGGTCTCCAAGGGAGCCATTGACGCGGCAACCGGCATCACGGCTCTCGTGAGCGGGATGGAACAGTCCTTCGGAGGCATGATGGATCAGCAGAGCCAGACCATCAGCGGCACCTGGTCCACCCTCATGGACGGCCTGGAACAGTCCGCGGCCCAGGTGGGACTCCAGATTGCGGAAGCCCTGAACCTGACGGGGATCTTCCAGTCCCTGGGGGATATGCTGACCAACTTTGCCGCAACGGTCCAGTCTTCCGGCCTTACGGAAGCTCTGCTTACCGCCATCCCTCCAGAATTCCAGGCAGGAATTCTGCTTATCATATCCACCCTGACCGGCCTGGCCATCCCGGCCATCAGTCTTTTCGTGACGAAAGTGACCTTGATGGCTGCCCCCTTCATCGCGGCAGTTACGTCAGCGGCTCCTTTCATTGCGGTGGCGGCTGCGGTGGCCACGGCTCTCTATGCCATCGTAAAAAGTGGGATGACCGTGGAAGATGTGCTGGAAACCATGGGCATCAAGATGGAAACGGTTACAAGGGCTGTGGATGCCGTCCGGACCATGATGAGTGCGGCGGCCCAGGCAATCATCGCCAATCTCCAAGCTCTGGAACCTGTGTTCACCCTGGTGGCGGCGGTGATGGGGGCTGCCTTCTATGCGGCTCTGCAGGTGATCGGCGGTGTGGTCAATGGGGTGCTGAATTTCATCAGCGTCCTTAGTGAATGCGTCACTTGGATTTTAAATGCCTTCACCTATCTGGTGGAAGGCATCGGGGGCCTGCATCGATGAAGTGGGAAGCATCCTGTCGGACATGGCAGGCAGCATCCTTCCTTCCTGGGCTTCCAGCGGTCTTTCTACCATTGCCAATTTCGTCAGCGAAGCCATCAGCTGGCTTTCCAGCCTGATCCAGAAGATCCTGGAAACCAACAATGCCCTGGGATCCATGGGCGGGGAAAGCAGTGGTGGAGGTGGCACTGCTCCTGCCAAACGGGAATTCAAACTGCCGGACTTCAGCAACCTCCGGGGCGGGGGAACGGATATTCCGGCCCCTGCTGGGGGAGGAGGCGGAGGCGGTTCTGGTGGCAGTGGCGGACGGGGCGGAAGCTCCGGTGGTGTCAATCAGCTGGCCACTGCTGCGGCCCAGACCAGCAAGAGCATCGAGGAAGAATGGTTCCGGACCTTCCAGACGAAAAGTGCCCTGGTGGACCGGTGGTACAAGGAAGAAACGGACGAACTGGAAAAGTCCAAATCTGCCAACGAGAACTATGAACGGGACAAAACCCGTCTGGCAGAACTGTATGCCCAGAAGCGGCTGGATGCCCTGTCTGAGGAACAGGCCAAAGCCCGGGAGCTGATGAACAAGGCCCGGGACCTGTCCTTTGATGCGGTGACGGCTAAACTCACTCTGTATGGTTCCAAACAGGAACAGGAAGTCATGAAGATGCAGTCCGACATGGAAAAGGCGGTAGCGTCCATTGATGATAAGTACGCCAAACTTTCCCAGGACTTTATTTCTTTGACAGCCAGCGAAAAAGTCGTCTTTCTGAATGCCCTGAAGGAAAAAGGCATCGCCTATGAACAGGCCAGTGCCAATGAAATCGCCTTTGATAAGCAGGCTAACCTGGAAAAAGCTGCAGCCTACAAAAGCTACATGGACGAGCGGAATGCCTACTTTGCCCAGGGGAAAGATATCCAGGCAGCCATTG